TGACTTGCTGACAGCCGTGTTTCATGAGATGGTCCATGTCAAACAAGGCGTAAGAAGAGAATGGGAGTTTGATGAAGTATCTTATAACTCTCATGACGAATATATAAATCTGCCATGGGAAGTAGAGGCTTACGAAGTTCAAGAGGAAATTTTAAAAGAATGGAAAAGAAAGTAAGACACCAGACAGATAAAGAAGCTGAGTACTATCGTAGCATGGTTGTCGCGCAAGGTGATGAGATTGCAATTTTACGTAATAACGTAAAGGAATTACAAGGACAACTTCAAGGTGCATATCGTCGTATCGGCGAACTAAGAGAAGCTTTGGATGTAGAAGTAAAGGAAAATAAAAAGTAATGCAACAGTGGTCAATGTATACGCAGCCTGGATGTTCTTTTTGTGAGCTAGCAAGAATTACACTGATGGAAAGAAACATCCCGTTTTTTGAAATAGACATATCTGAAAATGCACAAGCTCTTGCTAAACTTAGATTAGCTAACCTGCGTACAGTACCTCAGATATATGATGATGAAGGTAACCACATTGGTGGATATGATGAACTTAGAAAAAAATTCAGATAAATGCATTTTAGGGGTTTACTTTTTCGAAAAACTGTGGTAGAATATATACATGATTGAAAAAGAGGAGCAAATCATGACTTACATTATGCAACAAGATCTTCGCGATTACATCAATGCTCAGCGCGCTGAGGCGGAAGCCTATTCTCAGCAGCCTGGTTGTTGGATGGGCAAGATGGTCGATCCCGATGACACCGAGTATTGGTCGGAGCGCGCTCCTTCCGGTACCCTTCGTGAGTTCAAGCGTACCGAGCTCATCGAAGATGCATACTACATCACTGCTGATCACGTCAGCAAGTCGTATGCACGTTCTCTTCAGTTCCATCGTTGGACGGACGATAAGATCCTCCGCCACATCGAGAAAATCTCGAAGCAGGCAGAGCGTGAGCGTCAGATCGATCACCTTGAAAAGGTGGCTGAAGAAGCTCGCCTTGACAACCTTGCTGCAGACATGGGTGTCTGCCGCGAAACTCTCGATCGTTGGATGGAAGAAGACTATCCTAGCGAGGTCTTCCAGCCTAGCTCTCATCAACCCGATTATGCGGTGTACTAAGATGCTAAAGTTCATGTATGACACTGACTCGCTTGAGTATCCTAACCTCAGGGTTGCTTATTACAAATTTGAAGGTGCAGACTATCGCGATGATCTGCGTCTTCTCGAAAAAACTTACAAGGAGGATTACAAAGTCAAAGTTGATCGTATCCTTTCTTGTTATAACAGTGGCATCAATCCTATTACCGATGTCCGTCATGGTCCAGCCGAGTACGGGTTTGAAGTAATTTACGATGGGTTTGCACCAGCAAAACGCGAGGATATTGATGCCACTGTCTGAGATACAAGAAGCGCTGCCTATGCTGCTTCAGCTCCTCTTTTTGGTAGCATGTGGCGCGCTTCTTGTAGGTATATTTGTGGCTATCATTAACTTTATCGTTAAGAACGCTATTGCAATTGTTCTTATTATGTTTTTGTTTTTTGCATGGCAAAGTGGAGTTTTACTTGAATGGTTCCGTAGCTCAACTGGATAGAGCAGCAGACTTCTAATCTGCAGGTTGAGGGTTCGAGTCCTTCCGGAATCGCCAATGCTCCCATGGTGGAATAGGTAGACACACAAGACTTAAAATCTTGAGACTTTGGTCGTCCCGGTTCGAGTCCGGGTGGGAGTACCAGTTTTATAGCATCCATCATTTATAAGTTGGCTCTGCTTTATTAAGGTGGCAGGCAGGATTACATAAGAAGCCTGCCACCATTTATGCGGGTATAGTATAATGGCAATTACTGCAGCCTTCCAAGCTGAGGATCGGGGTTCGACTCCCCGTACCCGCTCCACAAGGATATAAATATGACTATGGATGATCTTTTACCAATCGACTACATCATGATAATCATGTTCGCATGGATTATTTCGCAATCAATTATTGTGGCAGATCTTTTCTGGCTTGGCATTGGTATTTGGTGCTTCCAAATATATGCAAGAAAAAGAGGAGGATGGCAAGATGAGTGATGATATTTTTGACTTTGGGTTCACTGCAGTTAACGAAGATGAATTAAAAGTCGCACAGGATGCCGCTCGTCAAGTTGATGAGTATAGTACCACCATCAACGATACACAGCAAAAGCTTGACAAGCTTTATAATGCTATTACTCCCCTTTTAAACAATCTCAAACAGAATCCTGAAAAAGAATACATCCTTTGGCCAGATCGATTAGCCAAAGTTGAAGCATTCGAAACTCACCTTCAAAAAATATATTCAGCTTAATGCATTTTATGGTTTACTTTCTCGTTAAACTGTGGTAGAATAGAATCTACAATTGAGGAGTAAGTAATGAAATATGCAATCACCAAGAATATGACCAAGGCTCAGCGCCTTGCGGTTATCAAACACTTCGCCGAAAAGCACAACAAAAAAGCTATTGTTCGTGACTACACCGAAAAGTATGCCGATCGTACTCTTAAAGGTGTCCGCGATGATATCAACATCAATGCTTACACCGATGGTGCTCAGTATCTTAATGAGCATTATGGCGATCGTGTTCGTGAAACCAACGAGTATGAAAGTGAGTGGAACTAATGACTATGCATCTAGTCCGTGGTATGACTACCACCTCCACCCGTAAACGCAAGCAAAATCGTAAGCCAGGCCAAGCTCAGGCTCAGGCTGCTCACGATGCATGGCTTCGTAAAATGGGTGTACATCCTTCACAGCTCAAGCACAAGGAGAAATCAAGTGGCGCGAGTGTACCGAATTATTCAGCGACGAGTTCAGGTGTCAAGACGTCAGACGTCGTTGTTCCCATCGCTGGAAAGCGTAAAGCAAACGAGTATTCCGGAGATTACATTGTTGGACTCGCCACAATGCACAAGTCTAACATCGTCCCTGTGGGTAAAGGCAATTCCGCCGAAGACTACGCCAAAATGAGGAGGTAGCTATGAAATGGATGATTGTTGCTGTTATGGCTTTTGTATATCCAAATGGATCGAAAGATTATTACATCTGGCCAGAACCATCGTTTGATTCGATGGAGCAATGTTTGGCCTTTGGAAAACTAGCTAAGCCAGAACTGATTGCAAAGCTTAATTTAGTATATCCTAATAAAGAGATCGAAATGATATCTTGTGTTGACTTGGATATAGTAAATGACATCCTTGATAAAAATATTTTACAAGATGACAGCATTTAGTCCTTTACTTTTCTGTGAAACTGTGGTAGAATATACTACAATGAAAAATTGTCGAGTGAGTATAAACGCGGTTAAGCCTGTAAACGACATTAAATTTAAAACGCAGGTGGGAAGGAAGGCAATCCCTCAAGAGAAACCTTCACTTATTATGAGGAGCAAATGATGGCACTACAAAAACGTAAGAAGAAAACTATCCGTGCACGCCGGCGTACTGGCGCTGATGGTGCACCGGTTGAAAAAGGTTTCGACTCTGTAATGTACTACTTCCAAAACGAAGTAGATCGTAAAGAGACGATCAATCTTGTTAAGTCTTTCGTCAAGTCTCAGTTCAACAAGACTGACGCTAAGAATATTCTTGCAAATCCGGACTACTGCTTTGGTCATTCGTACATGGGTTCTACTTCATACTGGTATATTAATGCCAATGAAGTAACCGAAAGATCTGAGTACTGGAGAAATAGTGTTATCAATCGTTTAAAAGAATTGATCGGTAGAGGCAAATTAATCCTCAAAGAAAAAGCATCTCAAAAGAAAGTTGAGAAAAATGTTATCTCTCTTTCTCCGATGCAACGTCTACAAAATAAGATCAGCAATACAATCATGCAAGATTTGCTGGATCTAGAAGACCAATGGATAGAAGGTGAAAAGACTACAATTGATGTGTATGGTCTTTTCAAGAAACATGGATTGCCTGGTTCCGCAACGGGCCAGGTAAGAAACGTCGTTGAAGGATGGCTACTAGACTATGAAGATGCCCTCTTTGCCAGGTGTGACCAGGCTGTTGAAGGGTACTCACATTTGAAAAAGCCAGAACTAAAGCGGCGTGTAAAGGCCTGTCAGGAAATGCTCCTCGACCTTGACAGGGTAAAGTCTGCAGCCAAGGCGACGCGTAAGACAAGGGTCAAGCAGCCCTTGGCTGCAGACAAACAAGTTAAGAATGTTAAGTACAAGACAGAGGATCCAAGCTTCAAGCTTGTCTCTATCAATCCGACACAAATTGTTGGTAAGGTAAGATTGTACACATTCAATACGAAGACTCGAGTGTTGGCCGAATATCTAACACAGGCTGTAAAGGGATTTGAAATCTCTGGTACGTCAATCAAAAACTTTGACAAAGCCAACAGCCGTCAAGTCAAACTAAGGAAACCACAAGAGTTTCTGCCAGAAATATTTGATCGTACACCGAATCAAATATCAAAAGCTTGGTCTGACTTAACTACTAAGTCTTCAGTACCAAATGGTCGTATCAATTCTGATACAATTCTACTAAGGGTCTTGGATAAATGATTGAAGATCAATTTTTAACTAAGTCTAAATTTACTAAGCTCGTTGAAAAGACGGTGCATGAGTTGAAGGTACCCTATATGGAAGCGATATTGTATCTTTGTGATAAGAACGATATAGAACCGGAGGATGTCAAGAAGTTCATCTCACCAATCATTAAAACAAAGCTTGAAGCTGAGGCAATGCAGCTAAATTTTTTGCCAAAACAGAACACACTAGACTCAGCTTTGTTCGAATAGTATGATATATAATAATACATACTATGTACATTACAGCAAATATAGTGTATAATATTACAGTTAACAATTCAGTAACAAGGACAATACGATGTCATTCGAAAATCTAAAGCGTAATCGCGATCAAATCTCAAAACTCGTTCAAGCAGCCGAAGCTACCGGTGGTGGCGGAGAAAAGAAATCTTATGTTGACGAGCGAGTGTGGAAACCAACAGTAGACAAAGCAGGTAACGGGTATGCATTACTCCGATTCCTCCCTGGAGCAGAGGGACAAGAACTCCCCTGGGCTCGATACTGGGACCACGGATTCAAAGGTCCTACCGGCCTTTGGTATATCGAAAACAGTCTTACTTCTATTGGTCAGAATGACCCAGTTGGCGAACTCAACTCCCGGCTGTGGAATTCTGGGATTGAAGCGGACAAAGAAAGAGCGCGCTCACAAAAACGTAGACTCCACTACGTAGCGAATATCCTTGTTCTGCAGGATCCTAGTGCTCCTCAGAATGAAGGTAAGGTGTTCCTTTATAAGTTTGGTAAGAAGATCTTCGATAAGATCATGGATGCTATGCAGCCAGACTTTGCCGATGAAACACCGGTTAACCCTTTCGATTTTTGGGAGGGTGCAGACTTTAAATTGAAAATCCGTCAAGTTGAAGGATACCGTAATTATGATAAGTCAGAGTTTGCAGGAGCATCTGCTCTCTATGATGCAGACGAATCCAGATTGGAAAGTGTCTATAACCAACTACATGATCTCAGTGAGTTCACCGACCCGAAGAACTACAAAACCTATGACGAGCTCAAAACAAAACTAATGCGAGTCCTTGGTGAAGAAGCTTTGATTGGTGCGCCTACTATGGCTCAAACAATTCAAATGAATGAACCAGCACCGGCACCACAGGCTCCGGTTGCTGAGCCGGTCACTGCCGAAACAATGGCAACTGACGATGATGATACAATGTCTTACTTTGCACGTCTTGCAAATGAAGACTAAGGATAGGTCAACCAACCCATACGGCCTAGTCGCTGAATAAGATTCGGACAAAAGTTGGTGCAATGACTAGGAGACGGATAGGGGGACTTCGGTCCCCTTATCTTATGGACTCCACAACATACCGTTGGTGTCGAATACATCGCTGTTGAGGCTAGGAAGGATTGGTGTAGTGTCATTAATAATGCTAGTGTTATCACCAATCTGACCAACAGCCATTCCACCACCGGCCATTCCATTTCTCATAATCGCAGAATTAGAACCAGCATATGCATCAATTGCAGCTGACTGACTTGCAACATCAGGCTTAATTACTTTTGGAGCAGGCGTTGGATTATACGATTCATCCATTGCAGTGCCACTCATATTGTTGCCGCTCATTATCAAAGATCGATCAGAAGGAGTAATCGGTGCTTCCTCTTTGCCAAGTAGGTATGTAGCTAATTTAGTACCCGCCCAGTCACCACCTAGATATCCAGCCAGAGCTCCAATACTACCACCGACCGGTCCACCTACAATTGTTCCTAACGCACCGAATCCTAAAGCTC